CGTGCCGAAGGAGTAGCCCGCGAGGTCAGTGGAGACCAGCGGCTGCACCTGCTTCACGTGCTTCGTGCGCCCCGGCGCGCCGAGGTGCGTGAATGCCGGAAGGCACCGTGCGGAGATGGCGGTCCCGTTGTCCGAGCCTCCATCTTCCGCACGGTACACCGCCCCAGCAGCGGTCCCGAAATAGATGTAGCCCTGAAACAACTCCCAGCAGATGGCATTGATGCCCTTGAAGCGGCTCCATGCCTTGGTCGACACGTTGTAGGCGAACTGCACGGACGCGCCCGCATCGCCAGCGCCGGGCACGTTGATGAGCGCCATGGACGCCTTGGGCAGCGTGATGACTTGCCAACCGAACTGCGAGCCATAGTCGCGCGCCACGATGCGGTAGGCGTCCACGATCTGCGCCGAGAGCGACTTCTCTGCAGCCGACAGGCGGTCGAAGCGCATGACGTTCGACAGGGCGAGGACGCCGTCCTCGGAGATCATCGCGAGGTCGCCGCCGATGGGATAGAGCGGCCTGTCGCCCAGCGGCTTGCCGGACGTGTAGCGTCCGACGATGGCGTAGTCGCTCGATGGGTTCGAACCCGAGTAGACTAGCACCTCTCCCTCGCTCGACCAGATCGCGAGGAGGTCGTCCATGCCGGAGCCGCTGTCAACCGACCACGGCGAAATCGCCACGATGCGCCCGCCCTTGAGGAGCTGCGAGCCCACCTCGAATGCCGTGGCCGCGCCAGCGATGCTGTCCACCGGGAGGTAGTACAGCGTGGTGCTGTTCGCCTTCACGAACCACAGGCGGCTCTTGTGCGCCGTCACGTAGCTGAACGTCGAGCTGGTGGCACCCGTGATGGCGGGCACCGTCCACGTCGAGCCGTCGTAGTAGCGGGCGCTGTCGGCACCGTTCACCATGTAGAGGTACTGGCCGCCAGCGGTGGCGAAGTTGATGTAGCTGAACTTGGTGGACGACAGGCCGCTCTGCACGGAAGCACCCAGCGCGCCAGCGGTCGTCACGTCGTATATTTTGCCATCTCCCGCAGCGAAGAGCTTCTGGGTCGATCCCGACACGTAGCCCATCAACGTGTTCACTGCTGCAGCGATCCCGGTCACGCGCTGGGTGAAGCCCTTGCGCGGCCTGATGGAGGTTGCCTCGGGGAAGAAGTTGTCCATGAGGACGGCAGTGCCCTCCTCCGCCTCGATGGGCAGCGCGTTGGCGCTCCAGCCCTTCGTGGGGGCGGCAATGACGGCGGTCTTGGAGACGGCAGCGCGTCCTTGGTTCGGGCGGAATGCTTTCCTCACGGCGTGATCACCCCCGGCCAGTATGTGTCAGGCAGTGAGCCGTGGAACGGGTCGGAGAGCTGGGTGGTGATGGTAGCACGGTTGTTGGCGAGGATGATCTCCTTGCGCCGCGTGGCGTCCTGCATGGCCTCGGCGTAGTCGATGCCGATGGCAGCCTTCCAGCGCCAGATCAGCTCCAGCACCAGCAGCTCGTCGTCGATGACAGGCGTGTCGTCGTCTATGGTGAACTCGTCCTTCGGCGCGGCGGCGGACGACAGCACCCAGTTCTTCGACTGGTAGGAGTAGCTGAACTCATTCGTCACGCTCGGGGCCGGGTAGATGTTGAACTTGCCGCCGATCAGCGCCCAGTACTTGTCGCCGCCCGTGGTGGTGTTCGTGATCAGGTTCAGCCAGTTGTCGGCGGAGATCGGGCCGACAGCGGGGCGCTTCAGCGACACGTCCCACAGCGCGGCCTTCGGCGTCAGGCGCTGGTAGTCGCTCGGCGGCTCGACTTGGAGCTGGGCCGCCACGGCGGTGAAGGTTCGCACGGTCATCAGCTCGTTGAAGGCGATCTCGTTGATCAGCGTCCTGCCGGACTTGTTCAGCAGGCGGAGCATTCGGATGGGGGTTTCGAGGGTCGAGGACGCCACCACGCTCGGTCGCGGCTGGCCCACGTCTGAGCAGGCATCCTTAACGATCTGCAGCAGCGTCCTCGCCATGTTACTTGCCCTTCTTCTTCAGGCCGGGGGCGTTGCCCACGAGCCCGGCGTTGTTTTCCGCTGTCAGCGCGGCCAGATACTCGGCCCACAGCTTGGCGTGGTTCTCCTTGTCGATCCTCGTCGCCACCCGAGGCCCGACGCCGTTGCGGCTGTCGATGCGATGCTCGAAGTAGTCGTTGCCATCGACGCGGTAGAAGCGAGGACCGTAGTGCGGCTGGAGCATGCGGTCGAGGTTGCCCATCAGTGGCGCTCCTTCTGCATCTCGTCGAAGCGCGCGGACATCTGCGCCATCTGCGCCTTGAGCGTTGCCAGCTCCTGATCGCGCTGGTTCAGCTCGTGCTGCATCTTTGTGACGATGGCGCTGTCCTTCGCGGCGGCCAAGTAGGCCTCGGCCTTCTTGCGCAGATCGCGCAGGCCCATCATGCGCTGCATCGCCTGCTCCGGTGCCTGCGCGAGGGTCTCCAGCGTGTGGATGTTGATGGCCTTCAACTCCATCACCACGGCCTTCGACAGGAACGGCACGGTCTCGACGGGCGTGCCATCGACCACCTGCTCCTGTGTGGCCTTCCACTTGCGATAGGCCCACGCCACGTACTCGTCCTGCTTGGCCTTCTTCTCGGCCAGCAGCACGACCTCGTCGCGCGAGCCGGGGTTGGTGATGCCGACGAAGTCCATGTCCTTGAACACGGGCCTTCCCTGTTCGGCGCTCTGTGCCGTCTGCTCGACGGGCTCGGTGTAGAAGCGGAGGATTGGGCGAGGGCCTTTGCCCTGCTGCTGCGGCGGCGCGTTTGCCGCGAAGAAGTCGTCGTTCAGTGTGGGATCGAACATGACTTGGTTCCTAGTTGCTGGGGCTTGGTAGAAGGGGCGGAGATTGCTCCCCGCCCCGCTTGTCGCCGTCCCGAAGGTTAGGCCGCGAGGCCGTCGTCCATCGCCGGATAGGCGATTTCGAACTCCGCGAGACCAGTGCCGGGAACGTCGAGGTTCGACGCGCCCTTGCAGTTCTTCACGCGGTCACCAGCAACGACGGCATCGTCCACCGAGCCCGCCGTGGCGGTCGCATAGACGTTGGCATTGTCGAGGAAGCCCGCGAGGGCCTTGCCGATGGCCTTGCCGTAAATCTGATACCAGCCGTACTGGCTGGCCACATTTGCGGACATGGCAACCGCAGTCGGGCCGATGTCGTTCGCGGCCAGCAAGCTGGTCGTGAAGTCGTCCGGGTTGAAGGTGACCCACGAGCCCACCACCGTCGAGGCAACGCCCTTCAGGTAGATGAACTCGCCATCGCCGTAGGTCGGATCGTAGGCATGCAGGCGGGTGCCGAGCGGCACCTTCTGCACCGTGTCCGTGTCGGTGATGACGGGGGCACCGATGTATTCGTCGCGAACGTGCCAGACCATATCTGTGTCCCTCCGTTACTTCTGCAGCACGCCCTGAAGCGAGCGGTTGGAGGCGGTCATGTTGCCCGCCCAGCCGATCAGCTTCACGACTGCGTCTTGGTTGGTGTTCATGCGCTCGCCGCCCATGACGACCATGTTCCGCTCGCTGTGAGGGCGATAGAACAGGTAGTCGCTGTTCAGGAAGTACATGTGGTCAGCCGGGCAGCCACCGCCGACGCCGCCGTCCAGCACCACGTCGGCATCCATGTACTTCAGGTTGGTGAAGCCAGCCTGACCAAGGTTGTCGTTGGTGATGCGCTGGATCGCCTGCAGAGAGGCGAGGTACAGCAGCCAGTTGTTGTTATCGGTGATGATCAGGTCCGGGCGGTCGGTTCCACGAACAAGGCTCGTGTACATGATGCCCATCTCCGACTGGATCGTGGTAGCCGACAGCGTCACGCCCGCGACAGAGCTGTCACGAGTGATGTTGCGCCAGAAGGTCCACGTGCCCTGATTGATACCGCCCACGATGCCCGAGGAGACGGTATCGGCGACGAGGCTCTGCAGACCACCGATTTCCTTGCCACCGTTGCCAGTGCCATCGGCGTAGCAGCCGAGGGAAATCTTGTTCATCATGGTCTTCTCGGCCACGTCGATGCGGCTTTCCAGCAGGTCAAGGATTTTCTCCTTGCCGCTGTTCTGGAGCTGCTCCAGACCGCTGATGGTGACAGCGACCGCAGCCTGCTTCCAGTCGAACTCCGCAGCCGTCATCACGTCCGTTGCGGCGATGTCGAGCGGATCGTAGCCCGAGTACCACATGAACGTGCTGTTCTCCTGATAGGCCAGCTCCTGCACGAGGGTCCGGCCACCGCTGGCGGGCTTGTTACGGCCACGCTGCTTCAGGCGATACAGGAGGGCATTGTTCTTGGTGACGTTGTCAGCAAGCTTGCCCGTCCGGTTGCGGAGAGTGGTCGTGATGATTTCGCTCAGATTGGGCGATGCCATCTCATCTACTCCTTAAATGCCTTGCGCATCGCCCCATGCTTCGTTGAGGGCATCGCGCAGGCTGTTGCTTTGGGAGCCGTTGGCATTGTTGCCCACAGGCGCTCCGGTTTTCAGACCGCTCGATGCGCGTCGGGCTTGATCGACGCGGGCTCGTGCGTTCTGTGGAGCGGCCTGCTCTTTGATCAGCAAGTCGCCGATTTCGGGATGCATCCGGCAGGCCTTGTTGTAGGCCTCTTCCAGACTGGCGGCGCGGCCCTCTCTGATGAGGAGCGCCATGTCTGCCCGGACATCCTCGAAGTACATGTGGTCAGCGGAGAAGTCGGCCAGATGCTGGTTGATGGCATCCTGTTCGGCGCGCTCCCGCTCACTGATCAGTGTACGGACGGTGTCCTGTGTATCACGAAGTTGCCTTGCCAGCAAGCTCATGTCCTGTGATGGCTGCGGCTGGCCCGGCTGCGGCTGGCCTCCCTGTCCGCCGAACACGCGAGCGAACTGCTGTACCAGCTGCATCGGGTGCACCTGATACATCTGGCAGAGGTTCGCGATGCCGCCGAAGAAATCGCGCTCCAGACTGTCCTCCGCAGCGCGGTAGCGGTCGAGAGCATCCTTCAGCGTGGTGCCGGACGTGCGCGCCATGTCGGCATACTCGTCGAGGCCCTTGTACTCGCGCAGCTTGGCGAGGCCGTTGTTGACCTCGACCTCGCGGCGCGCGACGGCCTCCTGCACCTCGGGCGGCAGGCTGGCGTAGGCGGCCTTGGCGGCGGGGGCCCAGCCGGGCGGCGGTGCGAGGCGCAGTTCCTGCTGCTGGCCATCGGCCTGCTGCTCCTGCTGTTCCTGCTGTTCGCGCTGCTGCTGCTCGTAGTGTTCCTGCTGCGCCTTCGTCCAGCGACCGCGCTCGTCGCGGGGCTGGCCATCTTCGTCGAGCTGGGGCTCGGTGTCTGGCTGCTGATCGTCCGTGGACTGATCATCGCCGTCCATGGCGGTGAGGAGCTGGTCCCGCAGGGAGACTTCCTGCTCCTCGACTTCGTTCTCAAGTTCAGGCGGCATTTGATAGCCCTCCGTTACGTGTGATGCTCCCAAGCCGCCTTCAGGTCATCCTTCAGGCCCTTGGGAGTTGTCGTCTCGACGGCCCGCTCATGCGCTTGCGTGATCGAGCTGTCGTTTCCGGCGATCTCGCACCCGGCGGCCTTCACGGCGGCGTAGTAGGACGACTTGCTGTCGTACACCTTGCCATCGACCGGGTTCCAGACATCGTCCAGACTGTCTCGGATCAGGAGCGGAGCTGCGAAGTCCGCCCTGTTCCAGTTCCTCTCGGGGCGGCAGTTGTCCGGCCATGGCTGGTCGAGATCGTGCCACCCCCTACACACCTTGCAGAACCGCTGGGTCATGCATTCCTCCGTGTACTGATCATAGTGCCATGGCCATTACCACCATCAGCTCCTCCTCGCGAGCGGCTTCGAGTGCCATCTCGCGCTCTATCAGCGCCCAGCGCTCGGCGGCCTCGCGGGCCTGCCCCATGGCGATGCGCTCCTGCTGGTCGATGAGGCCCTGCAGGAAGGCCTGAAGGTCGAGCAGCTCGACCAGCGACTGGTCGAGGCCCCCCATGGGCACGACCGTCTCGGGCTTGGCGGCCTCGATCTTTTTGGCGACATTTGCAACCGCCTCAGAAGCCCGTACAGCGGCTTCCTTGCGCTTGGCGGGGGTAGTAGCGGGCACCTTGTCGAAGAGCCGTCTAGCCTCTTCCCTAGCCTCGCGAATGCCATCCCAGCGGGTATCCCCCTGTCGGTGAACCGCAGCACCGAAGCCGAAGGCCCCGGTGGCGGTCGAAGGCGGCGCTACCGGGGTGTAGACCAGCCCGGCGTCGGTGCCGGACATCACGTAGAAGCCGGGGCTGGCGAGCAGCTTGCGCGCACGGATCAGGCCGACGCTCTGCCCGGTCATGGCGTAGGAGCCCGGAGCTGCGGCGATCAGGCGGGACTTGAGGATGTTGGCGGACTGGCCCGTGAGCGCGTACGAGCCGACGCCTGCGGGAACCTTCCAGCCGCGCAGCACGCCAGCGCTCTGCCCGGTCATGGCGTAGGAGCCGACGCCTGCGGGCATCTTGCGGCTGTACACCAATCCAGCCGACTGCCCGGTCATGGCGTAGGAGCCGACGCCTGCAGCGACCTTCCAGCCATGGATGACGCCAGCGGACGAACCACTGAGCGCGTACGAGCCGACGCCTGCGGGAACCTTCCAACCGCGCAGCACGCCAGCCGAGACGCCGTTGAAGCTGTACGAGCCAACGCCCGCTGCGACCTTCCAGCCGTGCAGGACACCTGCCGCCGAGCCCGTCATCGAGTACGAGCCGACGCCTGCAGCGACCTTCCATCCACGGATCAATCCGGCGGACTGGCCCGTGAGCGCATAGGAGCCGACGCCTGCGGGAACCTTCCAGCCGTGCGCGATCCCGGCGACGGTGCCCGTCATCGAGTACGAGCCAGCGCCAGCCGCCAGCGTCTTGTTCACTGCTGTAGCGGCTGGCGATCCGGCTACGGCAAGTCTGCCGAGTGCGTCGAACCCAAGCATTGGTTACATCTCTTCGATGACCGAGACGGTGGCTTCAGCCTGCTCCTTGGCGACCTCGACCTCGAAATCGCGCGTGTCGGTGCGGATCGCGCCCCAGAAGGTATCGACCACGCGGTCGAAGATTTCGTTGGTCTTCTGCATCAGTTCCTGCGCGCCGGGCCGCGATATGTCGTTGAAGTATTTCGCGTTCGACGCCGCGAGGATGCGCAGGATGTCCGCATCCCCGATGTTGATCTCTCGGGAGTAGACGTTCCCGGTGACGCTCGACGTGACGGTGATGTTGATCGAAATCATGTCCATGCTCCTACCGATGTTTCCGCGCTCTCGCCCACCTTCACGATCTTGAAGTAGCTGCCCGCCTTGGCGATGGCGGCGGCGGCCGTCGTGAGGGCGATGGATGGGATGATGGTGCCGCCGGGCGTGATGCGCACGAGGCCCTTGACGAACGTGTAGAGGCCCGTGTTCACGGCGGCGGTCGCTGCCGGGAACGAAGTGGACACCTGCACCGAGCTTTGCCCGGCAACCGCCGTCGTGGGCGTGCTGGTGTCCGCACCATGGACGAGCGCGCCGATGCGGCCATAGGTGGCCGTGCCCGCGAGACTGAAGGTGGCGTTGCCGCTCGTGGCGCTCATCGTGGTGACATAGATCAGCCATTCGAACTCGTAGACGCCAGCGGCCACCGTGAGCGCGCCGTTGGCCGTCGTGTTGAAGAACTTCTGCGCAGCCGTCTGGGATGTCAGCGTGTAGTCGGCATCGAGATGTATCCAGTGCGCCGCCATGAGTACGCCGGAGTTGGCGGATGCGTTCGTCTTGGTGCGCAGCACGCCATCGACGCCGATGCGCAGGCGCTCCGCCACCGTGCCAGCGGAGGCGGTATTGATGATCAGGTCGGCGTCTTCCGACGCGGCGGTCGGATCGGTCAGGATCGCTTGGATGTTGGCGTATTCCTGCACCGCAGCGCCGCTATCCCTGCCCGTAAACTTCACCTGACCCATCACGTCGCTCGCGGCTGGCGAGGCGCTATCGCGGAACATGTCCAGCGTCGGCCCCACCGTCGCTCCGGCGTCCACCCACGTCATGGTGGCGGAGGTCGTGATGTTCGGCGTCGTGAGCGTGGGGGAGCTGCCGTAGCTGATCGATCCCGACCCATTTCGTCCCGATGTCGATCCACAGTAGTTCAACTGCCACGATGCCGCCGTCGTTCCGGTGGTCAGTACACAGAACAATTCGATGGTGGTCGCAGTGAACGTCGATGCGATTGTATTGCCGCCCGACGACTGGATGGTGATGTTGCTGCCGCTGACGAGGGTCAGTACTTTGTAGTCCCACCCGAGGGCGAGCTTGGTCACGTCCGGCATCTGGATGGTGTGCGCGCTGGCACCCGACACGATGATGAGGCGCGCGCTGTCGGCAGTCAGGGTCGTCGTGCCGCCGGATGCGGTGATGAACAGGATGTCGTTGTCCGCACGCTGCAGCAGCGTTGCAGGGGCCGTGATCGCGACCTCCGCCGATCCCGACAACACCAGAAGCGATCCGGTCGAGGACGACTTCAGCGTGCGCGACAGCGTGGTGCCGACCGCCGTGTATGTGCCTACGCCGATCTCCCAGTCCGTGCCGTCCTCGATGACGTAGTGCACGATGTCGCCGTCGATCACTCCGGCTGCGGAGAACGACTGATACTTCGAGACGGCGGAGCCGAGGGTGATCGTGCCGGAGCCCGCCGTCGCCGTCGTCATCCTCGCACGGTTATAGACTTTCGCCATTATCTGGCCTCCCACATAGGACGATAATCCAGACCACCGATGCACCATGCCGCCTTGCAGCAGCCGTCGTGGATGACGCCGCGCTCATCAGGCACACCGTCCGCCACGCGCTTCTCGCAGACGCGACAGTAGAACTTGTAGAGGTCCGGCACGCCAAGATCGCGATCCGCTGGTGACGAGTACCACGCCTCGATGTCGTAGTTGGCCGGGTCGCGGCAGCACGACAGGGGCGAGACCACCTGCAGCTTGGCCATCCACTTGCCCTTCCCGGCGTCCTCCACACGGTCCTTGACCGACATGTAGTCCACGCGGGGGCAGGCGAGGATGTGCGTGCTGTCAAGCGGCTCCTCGGCGAGGTTCTTCGGCTGGTTGGCGCGGACAGCCATGGTGCTGGGTTCCATGGTCATCAGCCAAGCGTCCAGAACGACACGCCGAAGTCGAGCAGCAGCGTCTCGGTGTCGGCGACGGTGAAGGTCGCGCCATAGTCGTAGCTGTTCAGCAGCGGCTTGACTGGCGATGCGACCGTGTCGTCGTGGATCGAGATGTAGCGTCCGGTGGTCGATGCGCCGAGGTTGCCGCCCGATGCGGTCCACGTCACGTCGGTCGCCGTGGCGGTGATGGTGGCACCGGAGCGCGTCGAGTTGAAGGTGATCGACGTGCCGCCCGTGGTGTAGCCGTTCGAGCCCGCGATCTGGGTGAGGTCCGCCAAGACGGTGTCGGTCGCCGGGACCGGGGCGTCGGTGTGGATGACGGCCTTGAACGTGTCCTGATTGCCGAACACGTCCATGACCTTGTTGGCGATCTGCTCAATCGCGCTTTCGTATTTAGTGTAAGTTGCCATTGCCGTTGTCCTAAGTTGCGTTGATCTTCGTTACATTGGCGACGGCTTCCCGTGCCGCTTCCTGCTCCGCGTCGTAGACGAGCCCTTCGAGCGTGGTGCAGAACTGCTGTCGGAGGGTCTCCACCACCTCCGCATCCGAGCCCGTCGGCATGCCGAACTTGCGCCGCAGCGCCGCGAGGACGCGCGGGATGTCGGCGTTCTGGATGACGATGGGAAATTGAACGGTCGTCGTTGCCATATCAGTTCACCGCCGTTTGCGCCGTGTACTGACGACCATCGGGTGCTGTGATGACCTTCGGTGCCGTGAGCGCGGTTAGGAGTTGCTGGTTCGACGCGAGTACCTGCTCGTTCGACATGGTGACGCTCTGCATGAGTTGGCCCAGCGTGGTCTGCAGCACCTGCGCCACGCCGTTCACCTGCTCGCCCGGCTGGCCGAGGAAGGCGTCCTGCTCCTCCGCCAGTATCTGGTCGCGCAGCTTCGCCTTGCCCGTCGAGAGGCCCAGCTCGCTCGTCGCCTGCGCCGTCCTGATCTGGTGGTCGGCCTGCTCGTTCTTGATCTGCATGTCGAGCTGGTGGCTCTGCTGCTTGTGCTGAAGGTCGAGAGTGTTCGACGCCTGCTTGTGCTGCAGCTCGATCTCCTTCTCCTTCTTCTTCGCCTCCAGCAGCGCGGCGTTCGGGTCCGGCGGCTGCTGCTGCGGCTGCGACAGGCGATCCTGCACGGCCTTGAAGGCCTGCTCGATCACGTCTTCGAGCTGACGCCCGGCGCGGAAGCCGCGAGCGGTGAACAGGATGGTCTCGCTGACCAGCGGTGCCAGCTCCGGCACCTGACCAAGGAGCGGCACGGCCTGCTGCATGAGGCCGCCGATGGCCGTGACGAACTCGGTGCGGCGCTGCTTCTCCGCGTCCTCGTCCGGCTGGATCGTGCTGTCCGTCTCGATCTCGATGCGGTAGCCGCGCATGTCGTCGTTCTTCAGCAGGGCGAAGGCGTCGTCCACCTTCTGCATCTCGGCCTGATAGGCCTGCTCCGCCTGCTGGTACTGCTGCATGGCGGCCTGCTGCTGCTGCATCGCCTGCTGGTACTGCTGCATGGCCTGCTGGTCGCGCTGCTGGTCGCCTGTCGGCTGCGGCGGCGGCATCTGCTGCTGCTGCGGCGGCGGAGGCGGCGGCTGCGGGCGCTCGACGTTGGTGACGGTGAGCAGGTACTCCGGCTCGTACTGTTCAGCGATCACCTCGCACACCATCCTCGTCAGGTCGCGAGCGAAGCGCACCAGCTCCTGCTGGCGATCCCTGATGCGAACACTGCCCCACTGGGCCTTGATCGACTGGGCTGTTGCGGTCTCGCCGCTCTCGGTCGCACCGCGCAGGATGTCGCTGATGCCTGTGATCTGGTAGACGTCTTGGATGGCTTGGTTTCTGATCTCGATGCATGCGCGCAGGGTCTCGACCACGTCCTTGATGGGAAGCCACACGATGGCGTTGCTGCCGCCACGCTCGGTGAACGCGGCCCAGCTCGCCACCGGGATCATTTGGCTCTCCGTCGCTGGCGACAGCGCCTTGGCCATGGCCTCGCTCACCTCGCCCTCGGCACCAGCCGGGTAGAAGCCGACGAGCTTGAGGCTGTCGATCAGGTTGGAGATGCGCGCCGTGAGGAGGTCGATCTCCTCCGCCTGATCCTGATAGTACTTGTAGTCTGGCGTCGGGATCAGCGTGTTATTGGTCAGCGTGGCATAGACAGGCTTCGGGCAGGGGAAGAAGCCCTCGAAGTCGAGCAGCGGCTCGGCCTCCTCCAGCACGGCATTGGCCCCCTTCGCGACGAAGAAGACCTTCTCGTGGACCTTCGACCAGATTTCGTAAACCGTCGCCTGCGCCTCCTGCGCATTGTCGAGCTTCGGGTCGCGAATGCCGTCACCACCGTCCGTGGACTGTGCCTTGTTGTCCATCGGCACGGACTTCCATTTCGCGCCGAACCGCTTCTTGCCCTCCTCGTCGGTCATGTAGGCGATCTTCGCCACCCAGCCGACTTCCTCCCAGCGCCGGGCGGGCTGGTGCAGGAACTGGCGATAGTGGATGTAGTCCACGCACGTCTTGTGTTCCTTGATCGTCGGGGCCGTCGCCGCCATGGGCGATGCGGGCTGGCCGTCCGACAGCATGCCCTGCACGGGCTGGTCGTCGCTCTCCTGCGCCTCCGCAGGATCGTCCTCGCCCTCGATCTCCGCCTCGTAGCGCACCCACGCGGTGCCACGACCGGGCAGCAGCAAGTCGTCACGCACGGCGCGCAGGCAGTTGTCGAGACCCATGCGCTCGAACTCGAAGCTGGCGGCACGTTCGAGGATTTCCGCAGCGAGGCGGCCCACCGGGTCCTTGTCGCGATAGCGGCGCGACACCTGCGGCACAGGCGGGCGCGCGTAGACAGACGGCTTCAGCACCTCGGTGTTCGCCCACAGCATGGCGAACTTGCGCTTGCCATCGCTCTTGCTCTCCTGCTTCGCATAGAGCTTGTAGAGCTTGTCGGCCCGTTTCCAAAAGTCGCCGAAGAACTTCTCGGCCCGCTGGATTTCCTTCTTCCAGTAGTCCTGCATTTTGTCTACACTGTCGGCCCCTGCGCGCTTCTCGTTTTCGGGCTGCGCGTTGGCTGCGGCCATATTCAGAACCATGGAGACCCCCTATGGCAAAGGATTTGCTTGATCAGCTCTCGCCCGCATTCGGGTGGGACGAGAACGGCATGTGGAATGGCATGACGCGCGACGAGGTCGAGGCCAAGCTCAACGCCATGAAGGCCGAGCTGAACAAGCGACAGCTCGATGCTTGGCGTCTGCATCAGCTCGCTCACTGGACGCCCCCGTCGTTGCCGAACTGAGATTGCGCAGCACCGCCGAGGAGGGCAGCGCCCGCGAAGGCCGGGATGATGCCCTTCTTGACGGCTGCATCGATGGCGTTGGGCCATGACGGTCCAGCCTCGGTGATGATCCGGCGCACGCGGTCGATGACCGTATTGGCCGGGATGCCCATGTCCTTCTCCCACCTGTCCGACACCGCCTGCACGCGCTCAAGGCCGGGGATGATGTCGCGGTCGAAGGTGCCCTTGAGCTTCGGGTTGGCGCGCGTGTCGTCGAACAGGCGATGGTAGCTGTCGGGGTTCTGGAAGGCCGGGGCCTGCTTGAACACGTCCGGCACGTAGGGGCTGGCACCGGGCTGGTCGAACTGCACGTACCGGAAGTCGTTGCCGACATCGCGCTCGACAATCGGGCCGAACATCTGCTCGCCCTTCTTGTTGATCGTGGTCGGCTCGATCTGGGTGCCGCCGGGCGACAGGTCCATGCCCGCCTTCTGCGCGAGTTGCTGGAACTGCTTGTTCGGCATGTCGCCGATGTTCTTGATGACGGCCTCGCCGTTCTTTCCGGGCTGCACCACGACGCTCTTGAACCACTCGGGGCCGAAGTGCGCCTTCACGGCTTGGAAGGCGCGCTCGTAGTCGTCGTAGCTCTTCAGCGGCGCGCCGATGGGGGCGAGGCTTGCCGTGGCCTGTGTCGCGCCGTCCGTGCGCCCGACCGTGATGGCACCGCCCTCCTGCCCGAGGCCGATCTGGTTCCAGTCGCGCACCGCGCCCATGGCCGTCGCGCTGGCGGGGTCAATCACCTTGTCGGGGCCGGAGCCCATGGTGCCGACGCCGTAGCGCACGGCACGGTTCGGCTCCATCATGTCGCCCCACTGGCCGAGGCCCTTCTCCATGGGCGGCGTCATGCCGAGCGAGGCCGCTGGCAGGTTGCGACCGCGTCCATCGCTGAAGGCGTCCATCATTTGGTCCGTGTACTGATCTTTTACCGACAGCGGGGCATTGAGCAGAGCCTTGTCCACACCTGTCGATGGGCCGGGGATCGCGGCCACCTGTGTCAGGGCCGAGTTCTCCTGCATGATCTTGTCGGCGGGCAGCACCTCGAACTTCTCCTGCTTTTGCCGCTCGATGTCCCACAGGTCAGCCTGCGCACGCTCGTAGGTCTTGCTCCCGGTGCCCAGCCGCCCCCGCAACTCGGGATCACGACGCGCCTCGCGCACCACCTTGTTGTAGATGCGGTCCATCCACAGGTGTTCGGTGTCGCTGGCGGCGTTCTGCTTGTTCTTCGGGTTGCGCGGGAACTGGGTGGCCTCCTTGTCCCACGTGTCGTGGACGGCCCGGCCCGGCTTTACCGCGCGCTCGCCGCCGAAGGCGTAGTCTTGGAAGTCCGCAGGCCGAAACTCCTCCGGCAGCAGATGGTACGTGTACTGACCAGTCTTGGGGTCAGCCGACATGCGCCCGGTCGAGAAGTCGTCCGCGATCTTGGCACCCGAGGCGTTGGGGTAGAGACCCGCCTTGACCGGGTAGCCCACGGCGTCTTGGTTCATGGCCTTCAGGGCGTGCGTGGTGTTCGGCAGGGGCGACATCTGGTTCGAGGTGTGGCCCGAGGCGGTGGCGAACTTCTGCGCGGTCGTGGGGTTGCCCGTCCAGTTGCGGATGGCGTTCTGGAAGTCATCGTAGAAGTTGGTGCCCTGCCCCTTGTAAGCCCGCAGGCGCGTCAGGATGTCGGCCACCAAGGCGTTCTCGGCCTCCGGCGTGGAGATGTGCGGGGGAGCGCCCACGAAGCCGCCGCGCTGGCTGACCTTGCGGGGGGTGTCGATGGCTTGCTGCAGCAGCTCGTCGGCGGAGGCTTCAGGAGCCCGCCCACGGCGAGGACCGTTCTGGGCTACAGGGGTAGCGGCCTCCTCCATGGAGCCCGCCTGACGCGGCTTGTAGCCCTTCTGCGGCCCCCTTAGAACGCGGAAGGTCGGATCGCCTGTCTGGAGGTCGATGTCGCCTGTCGGAACGCGGATCGAGCCGTCCACATCCCTGATCCACTGCCTGTCAGCCGGATAGTCCATCATGGCACCGGGGAACTGCCCGACACGGGTTGGCATGTCCATGTACAAGCGCTTGTCGGTCAGGCTGGCGAGGTTCTCGCTGCTGTTGCGACGATAGGCACGATAGGGCTCGCTCCAGCCGTAGCCCATCTGCGTGAAGCTGGGCCGCTCCAGACCGCGCGCGGCATCGTCGGCCTGAATGAACTTGAAGGCATCGTCGCCCGGCATCGCGCCGTTCGGGAGGTCGTTGATGTAGTCCACGAGGTGCTGCCCCTCGTGCGCGAGGATGCGCCGGAGGTTCTTCTCGCCCACCGCCCGGCCAAACTGGTCAACGCCGCCGTTGAATGGCGAGCCGTACGCCTCCACGAAGCCGCCGGGGCCGATGTCGCTGCGGAACTGGCCGGAGCCGCCGCCGTCGTTGGCAATCGAAGCGTAGGCGTCCATCGCCTCGGGCTGGGCCTCGTAGAGCTGGTCGTGCTTCCAAAGCTTGGGCAGCTTCTCGGGCATCAGCGTCTTGTCCATGGCGCGCGGATCGGCGGCGTAGACGCTGCCTGCGCCCGTGATCTTGCTCTCGTTGTCGGGCAGCTCCCAACGCCACTGGCCATCGGGAGCGCGCCACCAGCCGCTCTTGCCGTCGCGCGCCGTGCGCTGCCAGATTTCCTCGGCTGGTGTGCCGAGCTTCTCCAGCCGCTTCGCCTCGTCCAGCGTTTCCATCGGGGCGTTCTTCACGCCGGGCGGCAGGAAGATGCCGAGCCCGAGCGCACCCATGCCCACGGCCTTCCACGCTGCCAGCTTGTCGTTGTCGGCCCATGCGTCGATGTACTCCGAGCCGGACTGGCCAAGCTGCATGGCGTCACCGATGCCGGGCGTGGCCGCTGCCACGTTGTTCACCAGCTCGCCAGTGCGCCCGAGGCTGTCCGACACGTGCGGGCCGCCGTAGTAGTCGATGGCCTTGCCCACAGCTTGGATCGGCTTGTCGATGGCCTCCGCCACCTTCAGGCGTTTGCGCTCCATGGCCGAAGCCGGGCGCATCCTCTTCCGGTCGCCAGAACCCGGCTGGACGCCCGGCGCGAGGTCACCAGCGGCCTTCCGCTGGGCGGCGATAGGTCCGAGGCCCGTCGCGGTGTTGGCCGTCACGCGGCTTCCCATGGGGTCGTCCAGCGTGTGGCCGTAGAGCTTGATCTCCTTCTGCTGCTGCTCGTAGACGGCAGCGGCGTTGGCCATCTTGCGCTTCTCGTCCGCGAGCTGGGCGTCCTTGCGCTGCTGATCCCAGTAGGCGGGGTCGGCCTCCGGCATCGGGACGCGCGGGGCTGTGCCAAGGCCTGCGATGCGTGATGCCATCAGATGCGCTCCCTGTGCGTGGGCTCGCGGAGCTTCTCCCAAGCCTCGTTCATGGTGATCTCGTAGACGGTGCGGGGCGGCTGCTCGGCGGGCTTCTTCTTCGGCACCCACGGGCGCGACATGCAGGCGTAGCGCAGCTCGTCCGCCGCGTGGTCCTCCTGCTTGGTGTCGAGGTCTTCCGGGCGGTCAGGGTCGTGCTGCAGGATCGGCAGGGTGCGGGTCAGCTCGGTGCAGGTGGAGAAGTTCACGAACATGGGGTGGTCTTCCTCCCCGATGATCCGGGCACGGACCATGTCCCAGCCGCCCATCGCGCCGCGAGCGCCCATGCGCCGATTGTCGCCGCGCTTGAACACCACACCAGCACGAGCGAAGCGTTCAGCAATAGATGGGCCGCCGTTCTCGCTGAAGGCGGCAGGGTCGATAACGCTGAATGCATACTTCTCACCCCCCGACATCTCCTTGATGCGCTCCGACAATTGCTCCGTGGTCAGACGAAGTCCGACGTTCGGCTGTCCGGGCTTCATAGCATACAACTCGCGATACCGCACTAGGCAGCCACGCCGGAGCCCGAACTCGTGCGCGTCATCCCCCGCGACGGCGTACCAGCCCATCGAGAACGGCGCGCCATAGCCCCAGTCGGCGGCCCTGAAGCGCAGCCAATCCTCCGGCACCGGGAACGGCTTGACCACGTTCAGGCTCGACCACGTGTCGAAGAACGCGCCCTCGACGATGTTCCAGTCGCCCAGCAGCCACGCCTTGATCAGGTTGTCGTTGCCCACCTGCTGCAGGGTGGCCACGTAGTCCGCGCCCAGATACTTGTTGTCGGTGATCAGGCTGGGGATGAAAATCCGTGTACGGTCGATCCGCTCGCGGGTGAAGGGATTGACGAAGGTCTCGGTGATCGGGTGGAAGCCCAGCGGTGCCGGGTCGATGTAGCGGGCCTTGACCCACTGGTGGCCGGGGCCGCCGGGGTTGCAGGTCAGGACCATGCGGCAGGGCACGCCAGCGCCGGATCGCAGGGTGGCCATGAGCTTGAAGATCGGGGTGGGCGAGGGGAAGTTGCCGCACTCCTCGACGTAGACGCGAGTGTAGCTGTGACCCTGATACCCCTCGGCGTCGGCGTCACGCTCCAAGTATGCAAAGCGCAGGCGGGCTCCGTTGGGAAAGGTCCACATGGACTTCTGGTCGTTGAAAGAAGCTCCGAGCGGCGTGTAGAGGGCCTTGGATCGCTCAATGGTCTCCACCAGCTCGGTGCGCTTGCGTCGGACCATGAGACCGATGGCGTCTGCCCCGTACTCAGCAGCGTGGCTGGCCCACTCCCCCAGCACACCGTCAGTCTTCCCTCCACCTCGGGCTCCGCCGTAGCAGACCTCGGCCACCGGGCAGGTGAGCAGGGCCGTCTGGGGGCCGGGCTGAGGGCTCCAGACGGTGTGGATGGGCTCCTCCCCCATGTCACTGCTTGACCTCGTCCGCCTTCAGGGTGATGGCCGCCTTGGGGGCGTATTCCCGCAGCCAGTCCTCGGTGGACTTGGAGGGCTCGGGGGCTCTCAGCACAAACGTCTTGGTTTCCTCTGACGTTACGGCAATGGATTGTGGTGTTGGCAGGAGCTTGTCGAGGAGGGCGCGAGCTGCCTGTATCTGCTCCTTGGACATGGCGGGCTTTCGGGTGCCGTCTGCCATCTCGACCATCAGGCGTGGGGTGTCGTTGGTGGTGTCCATCACCAGTGTGCCGAGGGCGAAGTCCTGCAGGCGGGTGACGAGCTGGCCGCCTTGGATGCGGGAGCGCAGGCGCTCGATTGACGTGGGGTCCAGCTTGGGCCTGAGAACGGCTGGGGTGGGGCGCGCCATGGGTGTATCCGTCCGTTTGATTGTCCGTGCCCGGAGCATATCAGTCAGGGCACGGACGATCTAGGGGGTGTTCTTCAGCGCACGGATGGCGGTGCGCTTTGCTGCCGTGGCTTCCATCCATCCTTTTAGAAACATCGCCTGTTCTTCCATGCTGCCTGTGAACTTAAGGGGCGTCGCCTTTACCAGTGCCGCTTCCTCCAGCGCGAGGTCGATGTAATCCCAGACCGACACATCGGAATGTGGCAGTAGCGCTTCGACCTTTCCCACCAGCGCGGCGCGGTCAGCCATTGGCCTTCTCCTTCAGCGCGCGGATGGCGGCGTCAGCTTCGTCAATGTAGACCAGTGAACCGTCAGACGTTTGCGTCAGGCTGTCAAATATCTCGCGGTCCCAGCGAGGCACCGAGTAGAGAGCCGTGAGAGCTTCCTCCAGCACCTCGGCGCGGATGAGGTCGATGGCGGCTTCCATTGCGGGCCGCATCTTCCCAGTGGTGTCGTAGCGCAAACAGTAGGCGGCTAATGCTTTCTCCACCAGCGCGGCGCGGTTATCTATGCTGGGCATTCGTGCGGTCCTTTGCTCTCATCAGCGCCACAGTAATAGCACCAGTGGTCTAGCGGGCAATGGCGGCCCGACTTGTGCGGCTCGCCATCACGGTTCTGCGGGCATTCCGGCCAGCTACAGTCACCATCGCGGGAGGCGTGGCAGCGGTCATCCAGCGCGGCGCGGTCAGCGGCCTTCTTCGCACACGGCCAGCACTGAAATGACCGCTTATCGCCAGTAAACTCCTTTTCGCAGTTGGAGCAGCGGCACATATAGCTTCCGGGCGCATATCCTCCCAGCGCGGCGTGTGGTTGGTCGGCCTTGAGGACGTCATCAGGCCATTTGGCGCGGCGGTCAGCGGTCATGGCTGCTTCACCAGCGCAACGATCAGCCAGAAGCCGATGCCGCCAAGCATCAGCACGGGCCAGAGATAGTCGTATACGAATGTTTCAGCGGTCATTCTGCTTCTCCTGTGCGAGTGCTTCGTGAAGTTTCTTGCTCCACGGGTTCGGCTTGTCTGGCCCAAACATATATGAATATGCGTCAAGCAATTCTGTTGCAGCCACCCGCAGCCGTTCGTTGTCGGCGCGGAGGGTGGTGATTTCAGACAACGCATCTTCGCCATCTTTGATCGTGCAAAAAATGCAGTAGTTTTCGTTGTCGGCAAACGGCTTGGACACAATTACTGCGTGGCGCAGCCTCTCTACAATGTCACTCATTGGGCTCTCCTGTGCGAGTGCGGCGCGGTCCTCATCCATTGGTCTTCTCCTTCAGGGCGCGGATGGCGGCGGCTATAGGTTCTCCCGCTGCATTCCATCCTTGCGCCACCCTCGCCGCTTCCTCCAGCGCGAGGTCGATGTAATCCCAGACCGACACATCGGACTGGGGCAAAAGTTTCTCAACCTTCTCCACCAGCGCGGCGCGGCGGTCATCCATTGGTCTTCTCCTTCAGGGCGCGGATGGCGGCGGCTATTTCTTTGGCCGCGCACTCATAGCCGCTGTTGGTGTCACTCGACCATTCAGGCGATCCGCACCTGTATTCCGCCACCTTCGCCGCTTCCTCCAGCACCTCGTTGCGGATGAGGTCGATGGCGTCGGTGGCTTGGGCGTGGTATCCCGCTGCACAGCATGTATCTCCGTCAGGATGTTGGCAGGGGCTTTCGCAACACATAATCTCGGCCACCCTCTCCACCAGCGCGGCGCGGTCAGCGGTCATGGGGCGGCTCCTTATAGAGGTATTCCAGCGCGGCCAACAGTTCGTGCATGGCGCTGGTACTGGTGGGCCATTGCGGCGTGCCGATCTGTAGCGCGGAGACGGGTTTAGGCTTGCGGCGGATCATCCCTGCTTCTCCTGTGCGAGTGCGGCTTCGACGGCTTCTAGCGCCGTGGCAAAATGTTCCTCGGCAACACCGCCACAATCACCAGACACCAAGCACGGTCTGGCCCACAAATCGTCTGGCACCCTGTAAGGGTAGCTCGGGTGATCCGTCCCGGCGTTGTCCAGCGCCCATTCCAGCGCCGCCCGCAGGCGCTCGTTGTCGGCGCGGAGACAATCCATCGCGTGAGCGTAGTCGCTGGGGATAATCTCGTGCGGGCCTAGCCATCTGTCTGATTTCAGCCTCTCCACCTCGGCGCGGAGGTCGCTGATGTTCCTGACACAATCCTTGCCGTGGTCCTCCTCTATGGCCAAGTCGCCCTTCAGCCTCTCCACCTCGGCGCGGAGGTGTCGGCTTGCATCACACGTTCCGCACTTGTACGGGTTCGACGGGATGATATAGCGCTCATCTTCCGCCAATATTCCGTATCCTAGCGCAGCCTGCATTTGGATGTTCTCGATTTTCAGCCTCTCCACCTCGGCGCGGAGGGTGGTGATGGTGTCGGCGGCTCGCAGGAACAACGTGCCGGGAAGCGTGTTCTCTTCCTCTGGATAAATCCGTCCAAAGTCGCGCAGCCTCTCTACAATGTCAGTCATCACTGCTCCTCCTGCGGCGGGAGGGGGAGGATGAGTACGGCGTAGCGAAACACTGTTCCATGTGGAAGCGGGTCAAACCTGAACCCATCACGCCATTCCTCTTTGGCTCCCTCCCACGCCGCGAGGGCTGCGGCGATGGCGGCGCGTACGTACCGCTGATGCCCTGCCATTCCGGGTAACTGCATTGCAGCCGCCTCCACCACCTCGGGCGGGATGCGGATCGTCTTCGGGTCGATGGTGGTCATGGTGCGGGTCTCCTAGAGGAAAACGTGAAGGATCGCCCAGATGATGAACGACCCGGCGCAGCCAAGGCAGAAGCCCGTGGCAAACATCTGCCGCCCGAGGGCGACAGCTTCGTCGTGTGGAACGTAGAACACAGGCTCGCGCATCGGCATGTCCTCGATCAAATCTTCCGGTTCAGGGCTTCGGAGACGCGCCCCAAGTTCACGCCAAAATGAGCCGCGATGTTCTGCATGCTCTCCTTCGGGTGCCCCTTGGCGTGCGCCCTGATCTCGCGCGCCATGCGCGGGGTCAGCTCCTTCGATGTCACCGGAGCCTTCCGCACGGGCTTCTCCCGGTAGAGGCATTCGCGAATGATGATGCGAAGCTGCTGCGCCGCATTGGGGTAGCGCCTCGCCTCCAGTAGTTCCGCCAGCTCGTAGAGCCGCACACGCGCTTTCGGGATGTCCGACATTTACTGCCCCGTCCACGTCAGGGCCTTCACGGCCCACATGGTTGCGTCCATCTGTCGGCGGATGGCCTCCTCCACGATCATGCGGTGGTTGGCGTCGAGGTAGCGCTGGCCGTCCTTCTCGGTGGTGCGCAGGGGGAGGTTGGCGAGCTGGTCGATGCATTTCGAACCGCGCAGCTTCATCAGCGTGACCTTGAAGTCGCCGCTCGGATTGAAGCTGTAGCCAACCAAAATCTCCCCTTGCGTAGGGGGCAGCTTGGGTTCCTCCGTGGACGGAGGAATGTTCGCGGCACCCAGATCGGGCGGCACGAAGTCGAGGACGTTGTCGGGGCTCGCGTTCACAGCCACCGGGCCACGCGCGATGTCGTCGGCAGTAGAGTTCTCGGGCGGTTCTCTCGTCATGCTGGGGTTCCTGAAATGAAAAAAGCCGAGGCCTAAGCCCCGGCCCAAGTTTAGGGAGGTCGTCGAACAACTGCGGGAGGATCGCCCCCTCAGAAGCAGAAGGAGCCTATCACAGGCCCCCTCTTCCGTCATCGACATTCAGTGCGCGGACTATGCTCCATGGCCGGAGATCATCGTCTTCGCGGCGTGTTCCTTCGCGCGTACCGCAGCAGCCTCGGGGCTGTAGTCCACCTCCGCCTCGCTGATGCCGCGCTCGGTGAGCAGCAGCTCGCGGTCGAGGAGGGCGATGGCATTCACGGGCTTCACGTTGCGCAGCGCCTTGATCAGGCGGTCGCGCCAGTCGTTCGGCCAGATCGCCTCCATGTGGCGGGCGAGGGCGCGCATGCCGTAGATCGGCACGATGGGGTCGAGCGTCGGGGTGCCGTCCTTGCCGCCCATGGCCCAGCGGGCGCAGAGCGTGCCGAGGTTGTCCGAGTAGGTCGAGAGGCGGACATAGGCGGGCTGGTAGTTGAGGATGTTGTCGATGGCGAGCTGCTTCAGGTCGCTGTCGTAGCCCTTCTGGCCAGACGCTGCGATCTCGTTCTCGACGCACATCTTGGCCATGGACGAGAGGTCCGTGCCGGGTGCGTGGATGATGACAGTCATGGGGGTCTCCATGCGGGCGGGATTGCCCGACAGCACAGTGTAGCACAACCACGGAACCATGCCATGCGCTGCGCGCAGACCTGCCATGCGGTCGATTTTCGTTGACCCTGTAACTTACTGATAAACAATGACGAATTTGACACCTCGTAGGAAGGCCGCTGAGTGCCCTCGGACGTGGGGGCCGCTAGGGTAGGATGGGTCCGGCACGAACGCCGCCTACGGGCCTCCTATTGAATAGGTATGCATCCAGCACATGTCTGTCATGCATGATGGTCGCTTAACTTCGCTCTACAGCGGGCGCATATAGAGGGGGCACCGAGGTGTGCAGCGAGGTCCCAGCCTCTAGCCCTCCCTCCCGGCGCGCGCTGATTGACATCGTGAATAGCAGATCGAAACCCCGGCCCGAGCCCGAGGCGCACCCGAACGCGACCCGC